AATAAGTTTGGGAGTCAAGAGAAAAAGAACTTCGCAAGGGTGAATAAGATATTCATGAAATACGGTATCGAGTCCAGACTCCCATTTCTGAACACAGAACTGGTAGAGACTGCACTTGGTATGAAACAAGATATAGTCTGGAATGGCAAGAGAAATCCAAAGGCGGTATTACAGAATGGGTATAAAAGTGTTCTACCAGAAGAGATAACGACAAGACAGAAGATTGCATTTCAAGACGGTATGGGTATTAAAAATGAATTTGAAAAGGTACTTGACAAACCGCCTGTTGTCTGGTATTCTAACAACTATAGTCAACAGTTTGGACTATAAAAACAACATATATTTACATAAGAACAAGAGTGCTTAAAGATATGACAGAAGACTTCGTGATAAATAAAGATTTAGTATATTCTACTTTGGGTGTGCCAAAGGCAGCTATGACTATACATGGTCATGATCCAAACAGGCTCATTGACGATTTTAAAGATGAGAACGGAAACATACTTACTAATACTGCAAGGAAGTACGATGTAAGTTCTGATGAAATTGCTAAGTGGACGATGATTCATAAGAATGGTCATTATAACGATAAAATACATTGTCCACCAACGTATAAAAACTGTCCAGTGAAGGGTGTAGAATTAGTAACTGGTCACTGTAAGACCAAGGGTGCAGTTGGTGCAGGCAAAAAAACGATCAGAGCAATTGAGGTGGAGTTTCATGATTATGATGGGATATCTGCGGCTGATTGGGAAAAAATTGCAAGGTCTAATGAGAATCGTCCGTTAGAAGATAGAGAGGACTATATTAAGAATGATAGAGATGACGACTCTATTATCGCCACTCTAATGCAGATGAAAGATAATATTCAATTTACTATTGTAAACGATAATGGTGAAAAAGAACCGACTGATAAATTTCTAAACAAAAGGTTAGGTAATTTAAAACTGCCCAGCAATAAATGGCCCTACTACCGTGACCTTCTTTATACTAAATTGCGTGTAAACCCAGACCTTATTGTGGGTAGGACTGTAACTCGTGATAAAGAGATGGTTGAAAAGTTTCAGAAGGATGTAAAGAAAAATTGGCCAAACCTTAAAATTTTATTTAAGACTTTAGATGCCCAAGGAAGTGGTTCTGTTAAGTATAATATAGAATTAATAAGAACAGTTTTAAAAGAATTTTTAACAGGTGAACCTTACGATATGGTAGTCGTAAAACACACAAGACATAAAACAATAAAACAAATGGAAAAGGCAAGAGAACGAGACAGAAAGTTTTTTACAAACTTAAATTTCGATAGTAGTCTCGGGCCGATTGGTGTTTTTCAACAAGATTTGAAACTGTTTACTGACATTTGCGGTGGTAATGTTCCAGAGGGCCCCTGGCCAGAAGTGAAATTTGAACCGCAAACTGATTCGGAAATAAAAGAGTGGCATAAGAAAGGTAAATTAATAGTATGAACGTATTAACAAAAAAAGAGATTACTGAAAATTTAATAAACCTAGAAGGTTGGCAATTTCAAGCATGGCGTGCATTTGTCATGTGTAATGAAGTGAAAGATTTTTATAAAGACTTATCTTCTACTAAAAAGGTTTATCTTGCACATGGATTTTATGATTGTATTTTTAGATTAAGCGAAACAGAATTAGATGCAAAACCAAGATTTATAGAATTGTCTGTGCATTTAGGAGAGAACAAATTGTGTAAGGATCACCCATTTAGTGCTAGACTTGCTCATAGAGCGATAATGTTAGATAACCAATGGTTACTTGATGATTTTGAAGTTTTTAAAGAAAGTTTTCATTGGCTTGGTTCTAGTCTATTGGGACTCTCTTCTGAGATGAATCAAAAAGTAAAGTATAGGGCAACTAAAGATGGTTCTGGTGATATAATAGCGCCCGCAGTTATGGAAGATAGATACACATATTGTGATGGTTCTCCATTAAGATTTATTGATGAAAAGACAAACAATTATGTAACTGGGTTTCCGTTAAAAATTATGCCGTGGTATGCAGAATTTGAGAGGACAAGAGTGCCAGCAAACCTAAGTTCTTTTACATGAGTTACAAATCTTATACGATGCAAGACGTATATGATGCTTCCTCACAAAATAAGTTTAAAGTAATTTCTACCTTTGCTGGTGGTGGTGGTTCATCCACTGGTTATCGTCTTGCTGGTGGTAAAGTTCTTGTCGCAAATGAGTTCGTTCTGGAAGCACAGAGGTCTTATGCTGAGAATTATCCTGACACAGTGATACTGCCGGGTGATATCAAAGAACTGTCTGGTAAAGACTTTCTTGATGCGGCCGGTATCGGTGTTGGTGAGTTAGACATACTTGATGGATCACCACCTTGTTCTGCATTTTCTGTCGCCGGCAAATTATCACACAACGTACATGAGGAAGAACATGTGGACTTGTGGGGTAATGTGACTGTAGAGAAAGTTGCTGGTAAACACTCTGATGGTTGGGGTCAAACCAAGAACTATTCTGACGGTAAAATGGTATCAAACATTGAGGACTTGTTTTTTGAGTTTCTACGAGTGGCTGAAGATATCAAACCAAAAGTTATTATTGCAGAGAATGTAAAAGGTCTTACAGTCGGTGAAGCAAAAGAATATCTCAATAAAATACTTAACAAGTTTGAGACCATTGGATATGATGTTACCGCACAAGTGTTAGATAGTAGATACTATGGTGTATCTCAAACAAGGACCCGTGTAATTTTCATTGGTGTGCGAGAGGATGTTGCGACTAAAGTAGGATACAACTTCATGAACATATCACAAGTATTTCCTGAGCCAGACAGAGATATTATCCCTGTGAAAGATGTGATGAAAGGTTTAGTCAATGATCCAGAGGAAGTAAAACATCTTACAGAAAAATTTATGAATACTGCATACTGGAAACAGACAGGTAGTAAGATGCCAATTGATCCAGACAAAGTTCTCACTGGAATGGACTACCACCCGAAGGGTCATCACTTCAATCTCAAAAGAGTATCACAACACCAACCTTGTCCCACTATAACTGCGATGGGTTCTGCTGAAACTACTGCTGGTGCATTTCATTGGAGTGAACCAAGGAAGTTGACAATTCCAGAATTAAAGCGTATAATGAGTTTACCAGACGATTTCAAACTGACAGGTAAATGGAATCAAATGGCCGAACGTTGTGGTAGAATGGTGCCGCCTCTTATGATGAAGAGGATTGCATCATCTGTATATGAAAAAGTATTGGAAAAATATAATGACTGATTTTACATTTGCACACAGACAAGAAGGTTTTGACGAACATATCAATTGGTCTATTCGTGGATACAGCGATTTACTAAATGATGTTATTTCATTCTCACGTTATTTTATTGAAGACGATACGAATGTGGTTGACATTGGTTGTTCAACAGGTAAACTTACACAGGCTCTCATAGAATATAATCATGAGGTTGCACCTGATGCAAACTATATTGGTGTAGAGGTTGCTGAAGGGTTCTTTTCAGATTTAGATAAACGAGTTGAACAAATTAAGAAAAAGATTGTCTCGCCTTGGGTTGAATTTGTCTATGATGATATTCGTAATTATGAGTTTAAAAATTGTTCTCTTGTCACATCAATCTTTACATTACAATTTATGAGTAAGAAAGACAGAGCTAGAATAATTAAAGATGTATATGATGGATTGAACTCTGGTGGTGGTTTTATTTTTGCAGAAAAGATTGATTGTAAAAACTCTCGGTTGCAAGATATGATGACGTTTAATTATTATGATTTCAAACGAAAGAAATTTGATTATGATGATATTATGACCAAGGAACGCACTTTGCGTCACATGTTAAAACCAAATACATGGGAAGAGATTGAAGATATGGTTTTAGGTGCAGGCTTTAAGACAGTAGAACCGACTTGGCGTAATTTTAATTTCATAGGGGCAATTGCAATAAAATGAGTTTAGTAAAAATATATGATAACGTTGTGAGTGATGAGGTTTGCGATGAAATAGTTGACAAGTTTCACCTACACCCTGATCATCAAGAAAAGTTTGAAGACACAGATGTTTCCTTTAAACAGATTGACATGATGAAGCACAAAGGTGTTTGGGCCG